GTTCCAAAGTAATTATAAGATGAACCCATTCCTTTCAAGAGAATACATAGAGCAGTTAGAAGGATTGGCGGAAGTGGATGAGAATTACTATCGGATTTATGCCTTGGGGGAGTGGGGAGTATTGCAGAACTTGATTTATTCTAACTGGGATGTGGTAAATGATTTCCCTGAAAATTATGATGAGGTTATCTACGGGTTAGATTTTGGCTACGTCAATCCCACTGCTTTAGTAGAAGTGCGAATAAAGGAAAATGAAGCGTGGATTCAGGAACTGATTTATCAATCTCACTTAACCAATAGTGACTTGATTGAGCTGTTAAAGAGTAGGGTAAGTAAGGATACTCCTATTTATGCTGATTCTGCTGAGCCACAGAGGATAGATGAAATCTACAAAGCGGGGTTTAATATCTATCCTGCGAACAAGGACATTAAATTTGGGATAAATAAGGTAAAAGAGTATAAGTTGCATATTTTGGAAGATTCTACAAACACAATAAAGGAAATTCGCTCCTACAAGTGGAGAGAGGACAAAGAAGGAAGAATATTGGAAGAGCCGGTGAAGTTTAATGACCACGCAATGGATGCTATGAGATATGCCGTTGCAAGCAAGGAAAATTCTTTGGTAGATGCTTTTATATTGTGAGGTGAAAGATGAAGTTTTTCAGACGAGAGAAAAAACAACTTTCTAAAATAGCGGAAATTACAAAAATATTGCAGAATAGTATTTTTCAGGGGTTAAGCTATGAACAAAACGCAGTAGAGGGATATTTAAGAAACTCTACGGTTTTTAGATGTATCAATTTAATTGCTCAAGGTTCTTCAGCTATCCCTTGGATTTTGTATAAAGATAACAATGGAGAAGTTGAAGAAGTTGATGAACACCCAGCTAATAAGTTTCTTGATAAGGCTAATCCGAGACAAAGCTTTAATAAATTTATTGAGGTTTTGATTTCTCATTTATTCCTGTCTGGCAATGCTTATATTTTAGCCGTTGGACCAGAGAAAAAGCCGCCTACTGAATTATATTTACTACGCCCTGATTGTGTGAGTCTTAAAATTGAGAGAGGAGAGGTGGTAGAGTATAATTATAGTTCGCAAGCAGGTAATTTCATTTATCCTCCAGAGCGGATTTTGCATTTGAAGTTTTTTTCTCCGCTCGATGATTATTTAGGTGCTTCCCCCATCTCTCCCCTCGCTTTATTTGTGGACCATAAAAATGAAGGAATGAAGTGGAATTTATCGTTACTACTTAGAGGAGCAAGGCCAAGTGGCGCTTTAATATCTCAGCAGAGTCTAACTGATGACCAAAGAAAACATCTTCAAGCTATTATTAATGAGTATTCGGGACCTGAAGGAGCGGGAAGAATTTTATTACTGACTGGGGCTTTTGATTGGAAAGAAATTGGTTTATCGAATAAGGATTTAGATTGGTTGCAAGCAATTAAGTTAGATACCCGAGAAATTGCTTTAACCCTTGGAGTTCCTCCTCAATTAGTTGGCGATTCTGAAAATCTTACTTATTCTAACTATCAAGAGGCAAGACGTTCTTTGTATCAAGAGACAATCTTACCTCTTATGAAATATATTGTTAGTGAATTTAATTACTGGTTATTAGGAAGTTTATATAAAGACAACACTTTATTTTTTGAAATGGATTTGGATGAGCTTGAAGCGCTGCGAGAGAATAGAAAAGACTTATGGGAGCAAGGAATAAACGGATTTAAAACTGGAATTTTAACCATCAATGAGGCAAGAGAACTACTTGGCTATGGAAGATTTAATTCTAGAGAAGCAGATATGCTATATCTTCCTCTTACTGTTTATCCGATTAGCGAGATTCAAAGCAAGATGGGAAGAAAGTCTTTTTACCTTTCTGAAGATAAGATTATTCAAAACTGGGAAAGAAAAAATCGTTCAATTTGGCAACCATTTGAAAAAAAGTGGGTTGCTGAATTGAGAAAAATTTTTAATGAGCAGGAAGAAGATGTTTTGAAATCCTTAGGAGTTAAGCAAGTAGCTTTTGATATGGCTAAATGGAATAAGAGATTGGCTCAAATAGCTATTCCTCTACTAAATAACATCGCTGAAGAAGGGTTCAAAGATGCGATGGGAGATTTAGGAATTAACGTTAATTATGAGCAGCACCGTTCGAAGGTTTTAGAATGGGTAGAAAAAGAGGCTGGAACACAGATTAAAGGAATAAACGAAACTACATTATCGAATGTTAGAAGCGCAATAGAGGAAGGAATAAAAAATGGTGAAGATATGAAGCAAATAGCAAAAAGAGTTAAAAGTGTTTTCGATGAGGCTTCAGACGTTAGAGCGAAAATGATAGCTCGAACTGAAACTCTCAGAGGTTATCGTAAGGGTAACTTAGTTCTTTACGATGCCAGCGGGGTTAGAATGGGGCAGTGGTGGACTGCTTTAGATGAGAGAACCTGTGAAGAATGTATGGGATTACACGGGCAAGAATTTCCTATTGAGGAAGCGCCTTCATTAAATGAGAGCATTCATCCTCAGTGTCGTTGCGTAATATTGCCAGTTTTGGAGGGGCAAAAAAATGTTTTATAAAAATTTTAAGTTTGATATTAAAGATATCACCGAACAAGGAACGTTTGAAGGTTATGCTTCAATTTATAATACGGTTGATTTAGTTGGGGACGTAATAGTTCCAGGAGCATTTGATAGAACATTAAATCATAAAAAAGGTAGAGTTCCTTTTCTTTTAGACCACGACTCCACTAAGCGGGCTGGGGCAGTATTTTTAAACTCAGATAGTAAAGGATTATTGGCAAGAGGGATTTTAAATTTGAATAACGTTTATGGGCAGATGGCTCTTGCAGATATGAAGTTTTATAAAGAGCAAGAAGTGCCTACTGGATTTTCCATCGGTTATGATACGGTTAAGGAAGATTGGAAAGATGGAGTTAGATATCTAAAAGAATTAAGACTATGGGAGGTATCTTATGTGACTTTTCCAGCGCATCCGGACGCGCAGATAATTGATGTAAAAACGGTTGTTCCCTATCAAGATTTACCTTTAGCTGATGAGGGACAGGCTTGGGATGCTAATGCTGCGGTAATAAGAGTAAGGAAGTGGGCTTCCAGCGACGGCAGTGGTGCGAAAGAAACGATGGATTGGGGAAAATATCAAAAAGCTTTTTGCTGGTACGATGCTGAAGACAAAGAGAATTTTGGAGCTTATAAATTACCTATTGGAGATATTATTGATGATAAATTATATGCTATTCCAAGAGGGATATTTGCTGTTGCTGCAGTTCTTCAGGGTTCAAGGGGTGGTGTAGATATTCCGGAAGCAGACCAGGAAAGGATTAGGGCTAATATTGAGAAGTATTACCACAAGATGGACAGAACCGCTCCCTGGGAAGAAAAAGATTATAAATATGGAAGGATTTTATCCTCTAAGAATGAGCAATTACTTAGAGACGCCATTACTGCTCTTCAGGGAATATTGGAGGCACTTGCCGTAGAGGAGGACTCGGGCGACCACTCTAAATCTACGCAACCCGCCAGCGATGATATTCTCGAAATAGAGCAATTAAACAAATTACTAAAAGAGATGAAAGGAGAAAAATAATGAATGAGATTAAAGAAGCTGTAGATGAAATTCAAAAAACTTGGATTGAGTATAAGGAAGTAATTGGTAAATACGGGACTGAACTTTCAGAAGCTAAGGAAAAGCTTGAGAAAATGGATAGTAGAATGGATGAGTTAGAAACTAAATTAAATCGCCCTACTGGCACTCCTTCTCCTCAAGCCGATTTAGAAACTAAAGCTTTTATTAACTGGGCAAGGAAAGGGCAATTAGCGCCTGAAGAAGTTAAACTTCTTTCTACTGATGTTTTTCCTTCTGGTGGGCTTTTCCTTCCTGCCAGCTTAAGTAATCGGATTATAATGAAAGTTCTGGAAATATCTCCTATACGTTCTCTCGCTACTGTTGAGAGAATAGGCGCAGGAGATACGAGAGAATTTATTGCCGAGGCAGATTTCCCTGGTTATGGATGGACTTCTGAAAGAGCAACTAGAGAAGAAACTGACGCTGATAACTTATGGAAGCTATTGAGAATCACGGTTGAGGAAATGTATGCTGAACCTAAGGTTACTCAAAAACTTCTCGATGATGCTGACTTTGACGTAGAGGGCTGGTTAGTCAACGCTATAGCGAAACAGTTTGCTAAAGCTGAAGGAGACGCCTTTGTCAACGGTAATGGAGTAGGGAAACCGAGAGGATTATTAACTCATCCTGAGGTAGGAATAGTTCATACTGCTGCAAACCATGTTATAGATGCTGACGCTATAATTGATTTGACTGAAACCTTACCTGAGGAATTTGACGCTGGGGCAAGATTCTTAATGAGAAAATCTACTCGAGCAGCGATTAGAAAACTAAAAAATACAGACGAAACTGTTTATTTGTGGCAACCTCCTTTTGGTGCTGAGCCTTCAACTCTATGTGGATATCCCATAACTATTGTTCCTGATATGCCAGCTCTGGCTGCTGAGGCTTCAGTTTATCCCATTATCTTTGGAAACATAGCTGAAGCATACACTATAGTTGATAAGCCAGGGGTTTCTATGATTAGGGACGCAATAACTGCTAAGGGATTTGTAATATTCTACACTACCAGACGAGTTGGTGGAGACGTGGTAAATCCTCAGGCAATTTTGAAGCTCTATACTGCTGCTGCTTAGGAGGTGTGAAATGAAAGACTTAAAAAATCGAGTGTTAGTTGCTCATCTTCTTGGTGCCGGGGCTGTTACTACCACAACTAAGAGTAAATACGTTGATTTGGCTGATTGTAATAGCGCTTTGTTTTTAGTTAATATAGGTGCTGGAAATTTTACTGGCGGAAGTGTTACTCCTAAGTTACAGGAATCTGATAGCACAACCGATATCAGCTTTACTGACGTTGCTACCGATGATTTAATAGGAAGCTTTGTAACGGTAAATGCTACAACCAATGATGACTTGACCGAAGTAGTTGGTTATATCGGTTCTAAGCGATACGTTAGAGTTGTTTTAACTGCTGTTGCTACAGTTTCTGTTCCTGTTTCTGTTGATGCAATTCTTGGAGATTTGAATGTTGAGCCTGGGACTGCTGTCGTAACTGGAACTGCTTCTTAAGGAGGTGCTATATGAAAGACCTCAAGAGTAAAGTTGCGGTTGCTCATTTATTGGGCGCTCAGGTAATCGCTGATAGTAATAATAGTTTAGAAAATTCTAAAACAGTAGAAACAGAAACTAACTATGTTGATTTAAGTGGTTATAAAAGTGCAGTGGTTATAGTTAATATCGGAGATGTTGTTTTAAGCGACGAAGATAACTCGCTTATAGAATTTGAGCTTTTAGAAACCGACGACCTTGCGAGTTTTACCACTGTTGACGATGGAGATTTAATTGGCGAGTTTTCTCCTATTCCTGATATGGTAGAAGAAGTTCTCACTGTTGTTGATGATGTAACTCAATCAGTAGGATATATAGGAACTAAGAGATATATCAAAGCTAAAGTTACATATACTATACCAATCGCAACTGTAGAAGGCGAAAGCACAATCCCCAGTACTATATCTTTGCCAATCTCTATTAATGCTGTTCTTGGTGATTCCTGGGTTGAGCCTACGGTAGAACCGGTAACTGGCAGTGAAAGTTAGATTTAATGTAACCATAAGAGCGGGGGAGGTTTTAGACCTCCCCTCACAGTTAGCGATGGAATTAAAGCGCATTGGGTTTGCGACTATCATTAGTGTAGCTCCTGAGGAATATAAAGAGGTGCGCAATGGACATAGGAAAACTAAAAAGAGTACTAAGAACAGTTGATGACGAAGAGCTACTGTATGATTTATACCATCTCTCTTTAGCATTAGTTCAAACTTCTTTAGGCTATGATTTTACTTACGGTGAATATACTGAAGAGAAAGAAGGAACGATAATTTATCTCAATCATGCTCCAGTTATTGAAGTTACAAATTTAGAAACTGATGCGGAAGAATATTCTATAAATCAAAGATATGGAGTAATTTATTTTGATAGCGTTGAAGAAATTAAAATTGAATATGTTGGAGGGTTTGAAGAACTTCCTGAAGATTTAGAATTTGCAGTGATAATGAATTGCGAGAGTATTTATAATCGATTAGGAAGTTCAGGGGTAAGCAGGGAATCGGTATCTGGATATACAGTAGAATATATAGATTCCTTCCCTCCGGTGATTGTTCCCATTTTAGATAAGTATAGAAGGATTATTTTATGAGAGCTCCACACTTAGTAAGCGAGTATGAGATTATTTATGCAACTGATGAATTTGGAAAAATGAATGAAGCGAATAGAGAACTAATTGCCGAATATTATTCTTTCTTAGTAGCCAAAAGAGAAGCGGTAACCTCGAAAATTCAAGGAGTAGAAAGGAGCTTAACTCATACTTTATACACCAAGGAAAGGAAGCCAGAAGTGGGGAATGTGATTATGCACGGGAATGATGAGTTCTATATTGTATCGGTTGATGGAGACGATATAAAACATATTTGGAAGGCTGAATTAGAATGGGTAAAGTAAAAATTGAAGGGTTAGATAAACTGCAAGAGAAATTGCAAAAATTAGAGGGAAAAGCAAGAGAGGGCGTAGTTAAAGTTTTAGATGATAGCGCTTTGGCTGTGTTACGTTCTGCTCAAATAAAATGTCCTGTAGATACAGGAAACTTAAGAGCAAGTTTAACTAAGGAAGTGAACAAAGAAAAATTATATGCAATAGTAGGAACAAAGATTGAATATGCTCCATATGTAGAATATGGAACCGGTATATTCGGGCTAAGAAAAACAAGACTAACTAAAGCTCCTCCCCCGGGGGCTTTAGAGGACTGGGCAAAAAAACATGGTTTTGAATCGGGATATATTGTAAGCAGGGCTATTTTTAGGGCTGGAGGAGTAAGACCTCATCCCTATTTGCGCCCTGCTTATGAGGAGAATAGAAAGGATATAAACGCAAATATTAAACAAGCAGTATTAGAGGCGATTAAAAAACTATGAACTCCGGAGATATTGTGAGGGATTTTATAAATAAGATTAAAGAGAAGAATGTTGCTGGTGGAAATGTATTTTATGCATTCCCCCCTTCTGAAGTTAACTTTCCTTGTATTTCTTTTTATCAAATAGGGTTAGGAACAAAGAAATTAGATGACGAGTTTGTAGAAACTGAGTTTACTTTCTCATTCGATATTTGGGCGGAAGATGACATTTATTCTTTAGAATCTGCTCTTGATAATGCTTTAAAGGAATTACCTTATCATGTGGATAAGGCAGGAGCATTAGATATAAACGAAGGCAATGTTTATAGGCGAAATATAACTTATCGATTTTACTGGAATTATTAGGAGGTGCTTGAATGGCATTAAACGATGCTACTGGAACTTACGGGATAAGGGATTGTAGAATAATCCCTATTGTGAGCGATACTGAAGCTGGTGTGGTTTATGGTGAGATGATTGATATTGCAGGCATTCAATCGGTGGATTTCAATCCTACTTTTATTAATGAGGAGCTTCGAGGAGACGACGACGTTCTCGACGTTTATTCTCAAATAAGCAACTGGGAGTTTAGCTTAAGATATGGGAAAATTTCATTCAATGCACTGGCGACTTTTACCGGTGGAGAGACTACAGATGCAGTAGATGGTAAAAGCAAAACATTCACTCAGAAAAAAGGTAATATTCCTAAATACTTTAAATTGATTGGGCGCTCAGCTTATTCTACTGACAATCCCAGCGGTGATGTTCATGTAGTTTTCTATAAGTGTAAGATTACCGATTTAGGGCATAGCTTCCCTGATACCTACGGAGAATTTACTGCTTCAGGTAGCGCAATAGCCAGAGCTTATGATGGATTGATTTTTGATTTAATTTGTCATGAGACAGCTACAGAAATAGCACCTGAACCATCGGTTACTGCTTTGGCTGCTTTTACCGATGACTCTATATCAGCAAGTGTAAGCTCGGTTGTAATATTAGCCGTTAAAGCTACTGGAGCTGGAAATATTCCCGTTCCTTTTGCTCGAGTTAATTGGGAAGTTACCAGTGAAAGTACTCTTGCGGGGACGTTGTCGGATGATGTTTCTTATACCGATGCTGATGGAATTGCTTATATCTATTACACCACTGGTTCTGGAACTGGAGCAAATACAGTTACAGCTTCTGTTGGTGCTTATACTGTTACCTTTACTATTACTTGTGCATAGCTATGAAGGGAATAGACTTAAAAGGTAAAAAAATACCAATCGAGTTAGACAGAACACGATACCTAATCTATGACTTAAACGCTTTAGCAGAATTAGAAGATAAGGTTGGAGATTTAGACAGCTTTTTCAAGAGTCTAAATGAAAGAGTGGTAAGTGGAAAGGGATTGTCATTTAAGTCATTACGATTATTATTATGGGTTGGATTGCTTTCCGATGACCCTGATTTAACTGAAGAACAAGTCGGGAGTCTGGTTTACCCTGGAAATTTAGAAACGGTAACTAATAAAATAATTGAAGCGGTAAACGTTTCTATGCCTGAGGTAGAAGAAAAAAAAATAGCGGAGGGCAAATAGACTGGGTGAGCCTATATCTATTTGGTAAGGAATTAAAGATGAGCGAAGAAGAGTTCTGGAGCTCTACTCCAAAGAAAATCTATTTGCTCTCCTTGGGTTTATCAGGTAACAAGAAAGAAGAAAAGGGCGATTGGTTGAAACTGGCTAAATATATGAGGAGATAATATGCCTGGTCTTGAAGAGCTTGCAACCTTATTAGTTAAAATACAGACCGATACCTCTGAGATGGATAGCGGTTTACAAAAGGCTCAGAAGTCATTGAACAAGTTTTCTAATGTTATGCTTGGAGCTGGCGGAGCGATTACGGGGTCTTTGGCTGCAATTGTCAAAGGCTCGATAGACGCTGGTTCAGCTATGAGTGATATGTCAGTTCGAACTGGTGTAGCGGTTGAAGATTTATCCAGAATGTCTTATGTAGCTGAACAAATAGGAGCTTCATCGCAAAATCTTGAAATGGCTCTTAAAAATTTAAGCATAAGAATGGATGACAATGCTCAAAAAGGCGAAGACGCAAATGATGCCTTTACGAGGTTAGGTATCTCAGTTCTAGATACAGATGGAAAAATGAAATCTGTAACTCAAATTATGTTAGAAGTAGCAGATAAATTTGCAAACATAGAAGACGCAGCGACAAGAACAGGATTAGCAGCAGATTTATTTGGAGCGAGAGCGGGAACGCAATTGATGGAAATGTTAACTCTTGGCTCTGAAGGTATGACTGAATATATGAATAAGGCTGATAAATTAGGTATAACTATGTCAACCACTCAAGCTCAAGCTGCAGATAAATTGGGAGATAGTTTAGCAGATATACAAGCTTCTATGGCTGGATTAGCTCGTTCAATTGCTGAAGTATTGATACCTGCTTTGCAACCTTTGGTAGAAAATTTAATTTCTGTTATACAGAAGTTCAATGAATGGAGAAACACTCACCCTGCTCTTTTTAATGCTATTACTAAAATGGTAGCAGTCGGTGGTCCTATAATGTTGTTAATTGGAGCTTTAGGGAAAATTGTAGCAATTATTGGAACGGTTGGAGGAGCAGGGGGAACTGTAATTGGAGCTTTTAGCTCTATGCTTCCGTTCTTAGGTCCTGCGGGTTTAATCGCAGCGGGAGTTGCAGCAGTGGTTTTGGTCTGGAAGAACTGGGATTCAATTAAGGGTTGGGTAAACGGCGCTTGGGAGGCAGTAAAGAATTTTGCTTCTCAAGGTTGGGAGAATATCAAATCATTTGCTTCGAATACCTGGGATACTATAAGTAATTGGGCAACTAATACATACAATAGTGTAAAGAGCTGGGCTTCAAGTGCTGGGCAGGCAATAAGTAACTTTTCAAGTAGTTCCTGGGAAAAAATAAAATCTTGGAGTTCTCAGGCTTTTAACAGCTATTCGAATTGGTGTGAAAGAACTGGTAAACAACTTATGGAGTTTGCCAAACAAGGTGGGGGGTTTGGTGAAGATTTCTGGAAAAAATATAACGACGCTTCTCTTTCTGGAGGCAAGAAAGTTCAATTATTGTTTCAAGAATTGGTTACTTCTTTTGGCAAGATTGTTATTTCTGGAGCAAAAGATGCATACCAATGGGGGGCTGATTTATTTAATTCTCTCTGGGAAGGTATGAAAGGAATTTGGAATGCAATTTGGAATTGGCTTTCTAATGTCGGACAGTCAATATCTAATTTCTTTACTAACTTAGTTAATAAGATAAAGACTGCAGTGTCAAATTTATGGAGTCAAGCAGGGAAAGCTGAACAAAGTGTTCCAAGTTATCAAAGTGTTCCAAGTTATCAAACTGGAGGGATTGTGGCACAAACTGGATTGGCATATTTACATCAAGGAGAAACGGTTTTACCTAAGGGAGTTCAACCAGTTCAAATTCAGTTTGGGGATATTGTTTTTACTCAAGCTTCTACTCCTCTTGATGTTAAGATGAAAGCAAGAGATTTAGCAGATGAAATGCTTTTAGAATTCAGAAGAAGGGGAATACAGATTGCCTAAAATAACGATTTACACTGGAGATGTTGAAATTGAATTCTACGGTAAAATAAATTATAGTGCGTTGCCGGGTGTTAAAACAATTGTGCTTGCTGATGGCAGTTTATTTTCTAAAAAAAGTTATAAGAAAAGCGA